CGGTTGCATTGATGACATTAATTACTTCCCTAATTTAGCGGCAAGGGCCTGCAATTCAGGAGAAGCGTCACGATTTGAAGCAAGAGCCTGCACAAGATTTTTTGCAGATTGTCCACCTTGTGTAACTTGACCTGGCATAATGCCAATGGCTTCTGGACCTGCTCCAGCACCGAGTGGTGAACCTGTAGTTACTGGCTCATTTGGGCGTTGAGTAGGTGCAGATAAAGGTGTAACTGGTTGTTGTGGTTGTGCTTGTTGTTGCTGTGGCTGTCCACCTTGTTGAGCCATTTGCGCCATGGCGCTAGGTGAAGGTGGATTGCTGCCGATGCGTGTTTGGGACATTGGTGCTTGTGCTTGCAGGTTCATTAAGTCTTGGCCATCACCATAACTAGGCATACCAGAGATATAACGTTGTGCTTGCTTTGATGCTGGTCCACCATCGGTGCGTCGGCTTAAAGCCCCTGGGCCTGATGACATTGCTGGCTTATTTGCCTGTGGCATAGTCAGTCTCCCTCGTTTAGTGTCTCAATGGTTCGAGCGGCATACTCGTGAAAGTGTTTTTCATCTTCCACGAAACTTGCTTCTGTATCAAACATACCTGTTAGAGCATTTGCAAAATTAGCAAAGGCTATAAAAATATTAGAAATTAGATCAGCAAAAAGGGCAAACATGTCCCACTTGTTAAAACGAGTAGGAATCCGCTCGCCCTCTTGCATGAAGGTTACTTAGCGCCTGGGTTTGTTCCGCGTGTTGCAGAAGGCTGTACTGTGTACTTAATGTCAGACTTTCCAGTTGACTTAACTGAAGGAGCATCTTGGATGCTTGTCTTTTGTGTTGTTGCTTCTGATGAGCCATGTCCACCTTGCATAGCAACCTTAACAGGTGCTGATTGCAGGCTAGACTTAAAGGCTGGTGCTACTTTTGCCATTTATTTTCTCCTATAGGTTTTGTTTTTCTCACTCGTAACGTTAGGCGGGTGAGCGTCTGGCTACATTCGCAGATAATTGCGGTGAGCCAGAAGACGAAAGTCCTGCAAGTAGATTTTGCAGTGCAGATGATTTTGCACCTTGCGGTGGTTGTGGCATACCTTGCGGCATTCCTTGTGGAGTAGATTCCCCGCCAGGAGCCTCGCCTGGTTGACCAGGGGCTGCAACTTGCGGGGAGACTTGTTGTGCAAAGGCTTGAGCCAAAACATCTTCAATAGCATCGCCATTTTGACGACCTTTAATTGCGGCAGCGAGTGCTACAATTGCTTTTGTTGGATCTTGTCCTTGCATTGCCATTTGAGGAATTGCATTTGCGTATGATGCAACTGCTTGCATGAGTGAATCACGCAGTTCTTCAACTTCAACTTTTTCTTCTTCTTGGGTAACGTTCATATCCCAAGGCATCTGACGACGCAAAAAGTCGCGGCTAATTAACTTATCTCCACGAGCCTGTAAACCAAATACTAATGCGCGGTTTGGATCTAGACCCGCCATCATTCCGTAACTTACATCACACCAGTAATCACCATCAATATCTTTTTTAGGTGTGTAGGTAATTTCGTAAGGTGCGCCAGCGGTTACGCCGCGTACTTCCTTTTCAACATCACCAAATAATTGTTCATCCATTTTAAAGCATAGGCGCATGACATGACGGAATGTGTCAGCCAATACTGCTTGTGCTGTTTTGACTTGTGTGTCAAAGCCGCCCATAAGTGCTTCTACACCACGGCCTGTAACGATAGAACCTGATTGCTGTCCTAGACGACCTTGTGGGTAACGTGAGCCTACACGAAGTTCTTGATCTAATTCGCTAGTCTCTTGAAATATTCCATTAGGAATCTCAAGACCAACACGACGAATCTTTTCTGGATTGGCAGAGCGGATAGTTGCATCTGGACCAATCTCAATAACGTTTACATCTGAAGGCAAAGCAAAAGGAGCCTGTACAGACTTTTGTGCCGCTTCAAGTTGAAATGTTGCCATACGTGCGCGAGCAACTTGTACCCACATGATGTCGTCAAATTGTCCACGTTGGTTTTCATCAGAGTCAACGCCAGGACGAATAGCAATAGCAATTGGTAGTTCATCAAGAAGATTCTTAGCACGCTCAAGAACAAGGTTGCCCTTTTCAGGAACAAACAAAACTAGTTCTTCTTTGTCCTGATAGCGATAAACTTCAAGGATACGCTCAGAATTGCGACTCTCGTATTGTGTACGGATTTGTGATTCGTACTCAGGAAAATCATTGATAAGTTCGCGTACTGTTTTTTGGTAGCGCTTGGTGTATGAGAGCAACTTGCCAAAACGGTCAAATTCAGGATAGGCATTCATTGGGTTGTCAATGCGAATCATTGGACGATTGTTTTCATAATCAGGCTCAATGATGAAAGGCAACATACCAAAGGTAAGGTAACGATCAGCACCTGTATACATCATGGTCTGAAGGTTGCAAGAGTCGCGGTAGCCAGCAACAATCATGGTGCGCTTATCGGCACGCTTTCTTGCACGATCTGAAATAGAATCTGTTGTGTCGCAGTTAAATGCTGGAAGCGGAGCAATAACTTCTGCTACATCGCGGGCAGCCACATCAATAAAGTTTGCCACCATAGGCTTTGGATATTCTTCGGAGAATGCGCCAGGAAATACCTGTTGAATGTCGCCTTGGCGAATAGCCATAAGGTCAGAGTAGCGAGCGTCACGAGTATGGAATCTATCTCGTAACTTGCGCACCTTGACGCTAAGTACATCAATATCTATTGCCACTTATGTATCCCCCGTTAGCCGCAAGTTTTTCTTGCGTGCGTTGCCATTCTTCTAAGTTAATAACCTTGCGGTTCATTGTCTGATAGCGTGAAGCAAATGGATTCTTCACGAATGATCCGCCGTAAGCGCCTGACTGATTGATATAGTCACGCATCTGAGTCTCTGCAAACCAGAGGGCCATTGGACCGTCTTGCTTATTCTTTGTTCCTGCTGACCAAGTAATCAATTGCTCAATCAGCGCCTTGATATGTTCGTTGTCGGCTCGTGGCAATTCCAGAAGATTATTCTTCATGTATTTGCCCTGGTTGTCGCACGAGCCGAATAGTGGCGCCATAGAGGCAACACCGAATTCAAGATCCATTTTGTTGGAACCTGTATAGTGCTGCACGAGGCGAATACCGCGTGTTGCTAAAAAGTTGTTGATTTGTTCGTCTTGAGTCAAGAATAACTGGAAAGCATTCTTCTCAATAACCCAGACCTTTGGATTGTATTTCTCAGTCCAAGTAAAAATTAAGTCACGAATCTGTTGAGGCGTAGGTGCTGGCATCCGTGATGCCTCTAGTAAGTAACGCTTGCCTGTGGTTCTATCTCCTGAGATAATGACAGAGAAGGTGTCACCAGACATGGCTGGATCCATAGCAGCGACAATATATTGCGATTGGATATTGCCAGGATGTCCTGGTGCGCCAGGGATGATAGGGCCGATAGCACGCATACCGCTGACAGAACCGCGTACACATTCAGGTGAGAAGATGGCAGTAGACTCAACATCTTGCTGCTGATAAACCATTGCCCATGTCTTTGGGTCAATCAAGCCGCGACGGCGGCGAAGATGCGGTCCACTCCAGCGAGGATATAATCCGTCTTCATCTGCTGGGGTTTCATCAGTATCCCAAGGACGATCTGACTTAGGCCAGAGGGTAATCCAGTCTTTTGGATCATCTTTAAATTCTAAAACTGCTGGCATAGCCAAATATGTCCAAGGACTGACGTTATCTGGGTAACGCTCAGGGTTGCGCATTTCGCGGTAAAGATCCATTGGATCTACACGAGTACCGACAACGAGAATCTTTCCAGTAGGACCGACACGAGTCAGTACTTCCTGTTGAATCCAGCGGATCTGCTTTTCATACTCACCAGCGTTGGCAAGGGTGACGCAGTCATCCAAAATAATAAGATCGGCACGTGCGCCGTAAATCTGTCCACCAATACCAAGGGCTTGGACGGTAGGATCCTTTTCACCTGATTCACGTTCTAGGTAAATCGTGTCGGCTGTCCACTTCTCAGCGGTGGCTTTAAAACCTTCCACTGGCGCGTAGCGCCTTTGAAGTTCTGCCCATTGGGGTGATGTAAGTCTTTGCTTGATGGCGTAGAGGAATTCTTTAGCCATTGCCTGAGTCTTTGAAACCAACTTGATACGAACATTGGGATTGGTGACAATCCGATAGGTTACATAGTCAATGGAGACTGTCATGCTCTTGGCGTGTTCGGGCGGCATATTGACCAGGACGTAATTAGGAAATCCCTTTTCGTAGGTCATATTGCCGTGGAGCCAAGCAGGCTCCCCTTCTTCTAGCAACGAGGTAATGTTGCGTTGATGGGGGAAGGTCTTGCTCATCATATACTTCTCGCGAAAGTCTTCAAACGAGATTTCGGCGTCTTCAGTACTTACGACGCCTTTTCTTTTTTGGATGACCCTAGAAAGGTCAATCGCTTCTTTAAACTGAGGATCGGACGTTCTGTAATACTCGTATGACTTGACGCTTTTGCCGACTGCGCGGCAAGCGTCTTCCACCGTCACTCCATCGGCAATCAGCGCGATAAGACGCTTCTTTGCCTCTGGAGCGGATAAGGTAGCCTCTGGGGCTAACTTATACGCATTAGACTTTGGTTTAGCCATAAACCTATTTCTCCTACCGCGAAGCGTTGCCTATGGGCAACACTTGGGTTATCTTTGGGGGGCGCCTGCAGCGCCTAACCCTATGGGTTAAAGGCAGCCCGTAAAGGCTGCCATTGGGTAGTTAGTAGTTCGTCTCAGCGGCAACCTCGCTGTGAGGCTCGGTGTGCCTAGAGCCGAACGTAACCTGTGTAGATTATTTATATCCCTATATATACTAAGGCGGGATAAAGTCGGTTTATCCCTACTTGGGGTGTGTGATGTTCGTCACACTGTCTAAAGTCAGTATTTTATGCCTACTTTGTAAAAAAGATTTTTGTCACACTGCCCGTTTTGGGTGCCTATATTTAGAAAAAATACTTTGGTGGATAGTAATAGTGATACACCCCCACAGTTAAAAACCCTCGGGTTGAACGTGTGGCGAAACGGGTTTGGAATTGTAGATTTAACGCCAGCGCAATCGCACGGCATAAGACGGCAAGAATTAGCGGGCGATTAACGGGGCTTTGATCGTCTTCTATAGGGCTTTGAGTGGCATAATCGGGCGAACTTGGGGCGTTGCGTGGCGTTGTGACGTGAATGCGGGGGGACTATGGATAAGCCCCAAACCCTCCTCAAACCCTCCTCAAACCTCAATCCCTAACCCTCAAACCGTTTCACAAGTGGTTCAACCCTTGCCCTTTTGGCTCTCAAATCGTTATCAAATCGTTATAAACTTATGCATGTTTGGGTATTGACAAGCGCAAAGAGGGCGCGTATGTTGCTCTTACTAGCCAGAGGAACTACCCAAAGGCAGTAGACGGAAAGCAGGACAAGATGACAAAAAAAGACTATGAACTAATCGCAGAAACTCTAAGCGGATTACAAGAAAAAGCAATCCAAAACGGGCATATTGCCACTTATGAAATGATAGTGGAAAATCTTGCCACTTCACTAGAAACCGATAATCCACGCTTTGATCGGGATTTATTTTTCCGCGCTTGCGGGGTGGCTTTCTAATGAATCACACACTCACAATTAAGGGAGGGCGGGGCGGATATTGGGATTCTGGCTCTTGTTCTTGCGGAGAGTGGAGCGAATTCCTAACCCGCGTTACCCGTAGAGGCGACATCAAAGGGCACAAGGAATTTATCAAGAGGCAACACAAGGCACACAAAGAGAAAGTGGAGGCTAACTAATGTTCAACCTTAAGGAAATAACCACGCTTCTCTCATTGGTGATACGTGAGATTCAAAGCACTGAAGCCACCGGCGAGAGAGTCATCTATCTGGAAACACTTGAAACTATCAGCGAGAAATTGAAGGGACTAATAGCATGAGACTCACACGTCGCGGACGTTACGCCCTAGCCCTGCTAATCGTGGCGGGGCTTGTCGGCTTGTTTTGGCTTGTAGACCATGTAAATTATATGGGCGCGGGGAAATGGTGCTTTCATAACCTCCTTGCTTGTGATTTCCCTAACGGCTAGACTCTTTCTATCTTGCTTACAATTGCGAGGCGATTGTGAGCGGGGTAGTGAGTGGCTAACAATAGCAACTCAAAAAAACCTCTTGGAAGGGGTAAGAAATGTTAATCTATATTGGAACAACTAACACCGCGAACGGGAATCCTCGTCGCGGGTGGATTAGAACAACAAGCGCGGGGCAGGTTCTCGGGTGGATAGAGGAAGGATACGAAGGACACGGGGCAATTAGAGGTTACGACGACGGCGAAACAATGAAGATAACCGTATCACCTGCCGAATATAAGCGCCTCAAGGGCTTAGCACTAGCACACGAGAAGGTGGCGAACTAATGACCGCCGTTAAAAATATCCTAGTGGGCACAAATGACGAGGGCGAAAAGTTCTTTTTGAATTTTTCTTATGAGCAAGAAAACCGCGAAACCTTGAACATAAAGCACGAACGTATCAACAACTACACAAAAATTTCTTTTAGTGGCACTTTAGTTTCTAAGTATGGTTCCGCCGTCCATGATCGCGGAATCCGTTCTTTTGGGCAGAATATGAGGGAACTTTTACGCATTACTCACCCCGCAAAGGGCTACACCCTCGCAAGCATTAAAGAGATTTATGACCTTTGGGAAAGGTATCATCTAAACGACTTAAACAGTCATTGTGAACATCAAGACAAGGCTGTCAAGTGGGACGAGGTAGCCCCTTGCCCCGTTACGGGATACAAGGCGGGCAGTAATTGGCTAGTGCAGGAAATCACCCGCGAGGAATTAGATTCTATCTTTTCAAAAGTAGTAAAGCAAAATAAGGCGGTGGCATAATGAACCAAAACACTTTGGCAACTTGTAAAGATTGCCTAGACGACTACGACACCGCCGAAATGGTATGGCTCAAAGGGTGGACGTGCGTAACGTGTTACCGCCTTATTACAACCAGATTATGCGGGGATTGTCTTCAACCCGTAAGAAATGGGTGTAATTGTGCCTCAAAATAACCGCCTAGAATATTGGAAAGAGAAAGCACGACAAGCAGAGGCGGATTTCTACGCCGTAACCGATCAAGAAGACAAGGCAGATCAGCAGGTCTTGCACCTTGCCGACATGATACGGGCAAACAGGGAGATTGACCGAATTACCCACGGCGTGGACTTTCCGTCGTGGCTTTGAGGGGCGACTCCTGCTATCAACACGACGCAAGCGCGGGTGAGTGGGTTACCACTTGCCCGTGTTGTCGTGATGTTATCTATACGCCGACACTTAAAGAGGCGCTGAGGCAATTCCTCAAACACACCCGCACGCAGTGCCTTAACGGGTACTAACTACGCCCGCGCAAACGCTATTGGCAGCGTGTCGGCTATTGACTTTCAACCAAATTTAATAAATACTCCTACTACCGCCCGCGTAATCGCACGGGCAACTCTGAAAGGTATACCATGACTCAAACAGTTACCGAGCGACTAGGGCAAGGCGCCGTAGACGCTCTACACCAAGCAATACAAATCGCATGGCAGGCGGGCTATGATCAAGCCGTCTCAGACATGAATACAGATAAAGACTTGGGCGGCGGACGTACACTTCGCCTTGCCGTTGTCTCAAATATTGAGATGGATGATAGAGAATGAGTACTATACATTTAGCCCTAGTTGTCTTATCCATGTGTGTCGTCGGTGGGCTAATGGCCCTTTCGCTTGTCTATATGCTAGAAAAGAAAGAAGATAATGAGTATTAAGCCAGGAGATAAGCCCTTATGCGCCGAGTATGATCCTGAATTGTGGTTCCCTGATGCCACTTCCCTACGCACACACAGTGATAATGATAGGCAAGAATTTGTAGACAAAGCGATATTTGCTATGCGTACATGCCAACGTTGCCCACTCTTTGCGGACAATAAGTGTATAGAATATGCTATGGATGACGCTGCAACTATAGATCATGGCATTTATGCCGCATCTCTACCCTTTGAAAGGCGCAAGGCAGTTGGACTAAGACCAGAAGATTCTAACAAGTGGGAATTTATTGTAAGGCAAGCCGCGGACGATGAGGGAATTATTCCCACCTATATCGCCAAGAGAGAAAGGCCAAACCAATTACACGTCACATATTTCTCAAGGACAAAAAATACATTCACAGACGACGAACAGTCGGGGCTGGCTTCCTAATACTAGTCGGTGTACTTGCGGGCTTCTTCTGCCCTTGTGAGGCTGTTCATGACCATCTGGAGACGCCTAAGCACTACGCCAGAGCCTTGTATAACCAGCAAGGCGCCACGCGTGAGCAGTGGGTATGTCTGGATAAACTCTGGACTACTGAGAGCCACTGGAATTA